TCATCGTCATCTTCATCTAAATACGCATTATCAATAGGAATAGGTAACTCAGAAGGACTTAAAAAATGAGTATCAATATAATAAGCAATTTCTTGTATAGGACTATCTGTTGAAGTAGATAAAACACCAGTTTCTGTGTTTTCATATTTATTCACATATTTCCATAAACTTTCTCTTAGATTCTTTTTTATATTTTCTTTCCAATAAAAAAGGGTTTCCCAATAAATAAAAAACAAGATCGCTATAAAAAATAATACAAATAAAAAATAAAAAACGAATGAATTTCCAAAAATTAAATTCATCTATATAATAATATGAAGGGAAAAAGACATAAATACGAACGAACGATTTATTTGAAATCATGAATTCTTTTGAAAAACAAAAATTAGAAGAGATAAAAAAACAAAACAATGATTATATTGATAATACAGATGGAATACGTCGTTTGAAACATAGTCATTTAATACGTAATGAAATTCTAAAAATGGAAAAATTAAAAAAAGAAAAAAAAGAGATTCGGGAAGAGAATCCTATTTTGTTCTCACAATTATGTCAAACCAGTTGTACCTTCTTATATAATTCTTATACAGATATTTATCATCGTGTATTTAAAGATGAATTAGATTTATTGTTAATGGAACAAGCCTTAACAACATTAGAAAAAATAGAAGAAGGAGATATAAATCAAGAAGAAGGTTCTGTATTAATGGGAAAATTGTTTTATAAAGTATTTGTAGAAAGTGCTATAAAAAGAGATAAAGAAAACGATAAGAAAATACAACGAAAAGAACCTGATATTTCTTGTTCATGGAAAGAATATAAATTAAAAAAAGGATTGTAAAATTATTTAGTATTCTCAGGAAATAAAGTCAAATATGTAGCAGGAGTATAATAGACTACTTTCTTTCTAGGTTTGTTTTTTTTCATTTTTGCTACAGGAATATCATGAAGCGCTTTAATTTCATCGTATTCTCTCATCAGAAGACCTTTAACAAATTCAAATACAAAAACGAGAATGGTTTTAGTACAATTTCCAACAATTAGACAATTTCCTGTACGAAATATCATAAAAGATACTTTCGTATATTTTTCATCTGTAAGAACATCAATTTCTGTCATGGTCGCATTTTGATCTGTTTCGGACAAGCGACCTGTTTGTTGGTCTTCTGATAATAAATGATTATAATAATATTTACATTTCACACCAGGATACATAGAAGGATCAAAAGTTGGATTTAAATGATATTTGTCCCTTAAAAGGATTTTCAGTTTTTCTTGTTGTATAAAATATCCACAATTAAAATTGGAATTAATAAGAACATTACATTTGGGTACCACATATTCAAAATAACTTTTTTGTTTTTTTACATCCATGGGTAATTTACGTGTACTTGCTTTTACTAGACGTTTCACAGGTGCTGATTCTTGTGCAGTAATTAATTTCAATGGAAGAGGAAAATTAGGTTGAAGTATATTTATTAGTAATACTTTTGTATTTTCTAATAATTCATCATCTACAATACCAGGAATCGCCATTTTTCCCGTATTAAACACTTTGACATGTATTTCATGAAAACGTTTATGTTTATTTTGTACGCGTAAAATCATCGCAAAACAATTAATAAACGCATTTTTATTTTTACCATGACAATTCATTATATCTTTTTTAGAAATCCCAATCGTTATCTTACGGACATCTTTAAATTTGATTTTTCTAGCATTAGGATTATCAATCTGTTTCATTATTTTTTCATGATAAAAAGGGATGGATTTAATTCTATCTTCATATAGTTGATATTCTTCTCTATCTTTACTAACCACACGCATTTGTTTTTTGATAACTCCATTGGTTGGGTTTCCATATGGAATCACAGGTATGTTCCAAAACATTTCTGGTACATTTAATTCAGTTTGATTTAAAAAGAATATTTGTGTTTGAGTACTTATATATAATTCTTCACATTCATTTCGTATGGGTAATTCTTCAAGACATTTAGTTATCGTTGGTTCTTGATGACCCGTTGATTTAGGAAAAAGATAATGACTTGGGTTATCTATTCCTAATAGAAAGGAATTCCATTCATCATCAATCATTTTTTATTATGAATATTTTGTCTTCAAGTTTGTTTTTTCAATTTTTTCTTGTATTTTTTGTTTTTTTTGTTTTGTTTTTTAAGAAAAATATTTTTTGTCACACATTTGATGAATAAAATAAGAAAGTAAAATATTGGAATGGATATCATTTATATGTACCATATTTTCAGCTATATTTAAAAAAGAAGAATCTATAAAATCCATATGATTCCGTATCATAAAACGAAAATAATTTTTAATCCATAAATGAATATTAGTCGGATGAATTTGATTCGTCGTAAACCAATCTAAAATAGAATCATAATCTTTTTTAGGTCCAAAAGTAATAAATACTTGATGTAACTCTTCCCATAAGAAACTATTGAACATTTGTTCTTCAATATTGACTTGATGTAATTGAATAAAATTTATCATAGAACGTAAATCAGAATGAAACATTTCTTGTATTAACTGTATATGTTTTGTTTCAATCTCTATCTTTTCTTCTTGAATAATGTATTCCATAAACTGAATCATATCTTTTTGTGGCAATTGATTAAAACGTATACAAATAAATTCATTTTTTAAAGATTCTTCTATTTTACAAATATAGTTACAGATAAGAACGAAACGAATATGGGAAGAACAAGATTGTAATAAATTTTTTAATGCTTGTTGTGCATTTTTGGTCATATAATCTACTTCATCTAAAATGACAAATTTCAACCCTTGTTCAAACATGTTTTTTGTTTTTACAAATTGATAAATTTGACTACGAATGACTTCTATTCCTCTCTCGTCAGAAGCATTCAAATGAATAATCGTTTCTTTGTTTTTCTTATAATATTTTTCTTGATACGATTGAATTAAATTTTCTGCACTGGTTGTTTTTCCTGTACCGGGTGGACCATAAAAAAGAAGATGAGGAAACTGATTTTGACTTATAATCTGTTCAAATAACCGACGATTAATAGGATCTAATACTATTTTTTCTAATTGCTGGGGACGGTATTTTTCACACCATGGACTATATAATTGTTTTTTCATTCAGATCAGATCAGAAAACCTACGGTTTTCCGAACCTTTCCCTTTATATGCTTTCCTTTTTTTGTTTGTAAGAAAAGGATGAGAAAAAAAGGATAGGTTTCTTGTTCTTGGGATAGGTTTCTTGTAAGAAGTCAAAGATAAAAAAACAATAAAAGGAAAGGGTTCGAGGTTTCCTGAAAAGAATATAAATAAATAAAACGAACTCTTTTATTTAATGACGAAAAAGATAGAAAAAGTGAAAAGTATAAAAGAAAAAAAAAAAGAATGTTCGGAAGTAGATTTGGAGATGAATAAGGATGATCATGATAATGAGATTCTGCTAGAAATAGAAGAAGAAAAAGATTCAAAAAAAAAAAAGAAAGAGAAAGAGAAGAACGACAAAAAAGAAAGAAAAACAAAAGTCATCGGTTCTAATGAACCACCCAAACAAAAAACCAAAACCAAAATTATTTCCTCTTTAAGTAATGTCATGGAATGTAAACCCGTCCCATCCAAAAATATAATATTGCATTTGAAATGTTCTTTAAGGGAAATAGAAGAATACATACAATCTCAAAAATGGAAATTAGATTCCTTTACATATGATCCAGCTATCCCACAAGAAATTAAATCTTTTGAACCATCTCATACTGCAAGTTTTTCATATTTTCAAAATGAACGTGGTGAAGAAGAAAAAAAGACATTAGATACCATAGAAGAGCAAGAAGATGATTTTGAAACAAAATTAAAATATTTAAAAATTCAATTTTATAAAAACATTATTTCCGAAGATAAAAAATCAGATTGTTTTTGGTGTACATGTCCTTTTGACAATCCGACATGTTATATTCTTCAAAATGGAACAGATGATACCTTATTTGGTCATGGTTCTTTTTGTACACCAGAATGTAGTGTTGCCTATTTATTCAAAAATATGAATTGGGATGATTCTGTGAAAATGGAATCTTATCAACTTATCAATCATTATTATGGTAAAACGAATAAATACACAGAAAGTATAAAACCTGCATGCTCTCCTTACTATTTTCTAGATAAATTTTATGGGAGTTTAAGTATTCAAGAATATCGCAAATTATCAAAATCTTCTCATATTTTTCTTACTGTAGAAAAACCAGTCACACGTATATTTCCAGAAATTCATGAAGACAATGACAAGAATAATCAAAATCAAACAGCTATAAGAGGAACATATAAGGTGAAAAAACAAAGTGAAAAAATGAATGGACCTAGTAGAAATAGTATATTAAGAGATAATTTTGGATTGGCACAATTGTAACTATATATAATTTTATTCATAAAAATATATATTTCTAACCCAATAAACTACGTATTTGTCTGGAAATGTTTTCTAATGTATAAGGATCAAATGACTTAGAATCTTTCATTATATGTTGTTGTAACATTTTCCAATACAACTCCGGAGAATTATCTATTTCCATAATTTGATTGATTAATTTCTTATATGCTTCATCGGATTCATTTTCTAAATATAAGAAAGCATCTTTATTAAAGATGGTATGAACAAATTCAGACCCCCAATAAATAGGAATACATTCTGCTAGAAATGGATTCGCCAATTTTTCTGTCAAATAGGCTTCTAATTTACGATTTTCAAAACAAATCACAAATTTATATTCTGACAATTTTTTACGAAACTCTTCAGACCAATAAGAATCCATTATTTGTTTTCCCATATTGTTTTGATATTTTCCAAAGGAATGTACTTTCTTATATTGATTTAATAAAGCAAACATCTTATTACGTGGTTCACTATTGGGATTAGAAACCATAAAACAACAAAATTCGGGTGCCATACTAGTACGTGTTAAACTTCTCGTAAACGAAGCGAATTTATTTTGACAATGTATATATTGAAACAAAAAAGGAAAACAAATAATATTGTTTTTCTGATGAAAACCACCTAAAACCACCGTATAATCTGATGGATTTTGATGTACATAAGATTCACCAGAAATCAATATCTTATATTTCCAATTATGATGTGTTACTAAACTGGTTGCAAAAACAGATTCGATTAATACATTGGCTTCAAATATATTTGTCGTTAATTCATATTTTTTAAATCCGAGAAGATTTTCAAACATTCCCCAATGTACTGCATCTTCTTTTTCAACAAATCCTTTCCAAAAACCATTCAAATAAATCATAGTTTTCATTTCGTTTTTGGTTTCTAGAGATATCCGAGTATCATTGGGATATAAATTCTGTATTATTCGTTTTGCACATGGATGAAATGTATCAAAATGTTGCTTT